GCTGAGATCTAGCAGCCTGTCACATACACATTCCTTACAAAAACCCATAGTAGGAAACAAGTCAAAATCAATTGATAAAAATCCTAATTAAGTTCTAAGAGAATGGCTAGTGCCAATCCAGGTGGTCAGGCACGAAGAATTGAAGACGGAGATGAGTGGACTGAAGCCGAAGACGCACATGAGCTTAGGGAAGTGTTCTTGGATGTGCTAGATCAACCCTTCCATGGGAGTCCATTCTCCCAACTAATAGGGAATCGCACTCTTAGATACTATGCTGCAGAGAGCCTTGAAAATGCTCAGGCATCTATTCAAGGTCTAAGAGAGTATCTCCCGGTGTTGTTGATGGAGAAGACTTATGAGATCCAGCTAGATCCAGGGTTCAATGTATTCGCTGAAGAAGGGGATAATGGTGCATCCGACGGGCAGGGATTAGCTCTTCTTAAGTTATCCACTCCTATTTCACTTGCAGCAGGGAGTGCAATAGTGGCAGAGTTTTCTCTCCACCCTTCTTATGCTGAGATTTCACAGGATTTCTTTGGTCGAGGTTTGGTAGACGGAGCAATTCCTGTGCAGTACATCTTGGTGTGCGTCACATCCAGGGCTAAGATTCTACAACTGCAAGCAGAGCTTCAACCTCAACGACACCTGTTGACTCTTGTCCATAGAGCACGTGAAGTGACTTTTGGAGTTGTCCCTGAACTCAAGTGTGACAGTTTTCCGTATGCTTCAAAGAAAGTAGTGATCAATGCAGGATATCCAGGAATCTTCGCAGTATGTGTTTCATCAGCTATCCCAATGGAAGTTCGTTACCGTTCTATGTTCTTATGGTTGTTTAACCATCTAGGAGCACATTGGAAGAAGAACTACACCATTATGACCCCTAGGCAAGCTGCAGAGAAGTGGGCTTATGATGCTAATGATGATCACACTGAGAGTGAGATGATGGCTATCATCGGCCTATTCTCCGTAGGGTATTGCTTTGGCCAGCAAGAGAACGTTGCCAAACAGGTAGAGAATAGGATGAGAGCAGTAGCTGCTCAGGTTGGAGCACCAGCCACGGATGTCGGAGTGATTTCTCGACTGATGATAAAGGCAAACTACAAGGCAGAAGAATCCACTGGAGATCTTGACGGCATCCTTGGCCTAATAGTCGCGATCAATTCTGATGGGCAATGGGATCCTCTTGTATTATCCACAGATCTGGAGGTGATTTCTAAGCTTGCCAAGCGATACAAATGGGATGATCTTCGCATCGGTGTCTACACTCAACTTCGGCTGGTATCTCAACAGTTCCGATCGACTAGTGTTCGATTTGCCTGTGGGGGGATTCCTGGACTGAAGCAGCTCCTCCACATGTTCAATGTTGAAATGGTTGGAGAAGTTGATAAGATTGTGCGCCTAGAAGAGCAGATCCGCAATCGTTGGTACACTGGATGTGTTGATCACCTCCCTATCCATCTCCAAATCAACACGCATAAGTACACTGTGTACTTTGGACTCAAGTATTATCAGGCTGGCTGTGATGAAGAAGAGCGAGTCAAATTCCAGAAGTATGCAGTAGAGAAGATAGGAGCCAAACTTAACAAGCATGAGATGAAGAAGGTAGAAATCTGGGCCACTCTAGCAGCTCATGATGGATTGTTGTGCAAGTTGGATATGATCAGGACTCTCCCTATCGATGGAGGTGATGGTGTGTTTATGGATCTCGATGCTCCAACTAAGGCGATCATTCTGAGAGAGTTGGCCAAGGACAGGCATCCGTGCACTTGGTATCAGTGTTATCAAGCAAAGATAGAAGATGAGCTCATCTTAAAGACCAGAGAAGTAGTTAGGAAGAAGTTGGAGAAAGAGTATGATGCATTCTCTCGAGAGTTGGGAGAGATATACAATAATGAGATCGACAATGCTCGGAAAGATCGCATCTTGGAGAAGAAGAAGAGAGTCAAGCGAGAGTATGATGCTCTCCTGGATCTCTTTGGAGGAGATAAGTATGACTTCGGTGGAGAAATACCTATGGACGCTCGATCTACTATGAAGAACACCATCGATCGGCATGCAGATCAGATTAGAGCTCTTGTTGCATCCTTCAGAGATCTAGATGTCTAATCAAACTAGTTGTTTAGTAGTGTTAAGAAAAATCACACAGTGAGAAACAAGTTAATACGCTAGTTCTCCAAGCTAAATTTTGATGTAACATTAATATTAATTATGGCCTATTCAGATTTGTCTCTCGATATATCACTACAAACTAATCAGCTCCAAGCATCTCTTTACACTATATTATACAAATGTTGGGAATCCGATAAAACACCACAACGCATAATAACATTGCTCAATGATTTGTCAGAAAGGATCAAAGATCATAATTGGGATTCAAGAGATCCCTCGGAAATTGTCACCATTCCGTACACTGGTACAAATGTATACAATGATATCCAGATACTGGTTACACATCTAACACTCCTGAATGCCCAAGGTAATATTACTTATGCAGCAGTGAAATTGGAATTGGATAAAGAGCTGCCTCATATTGCAAGATCCATGATCAAACTGGATTGTGATGCATCTTTCTGGATCAATCTAGCATCCACGTTGAAGGATTACTGAAAACACCCCTCGGGATACAGGTTAACAAAAATGACTACTAAACTCATTTCACCAAATAACCCAGATCTTTTACATTGGCTGTTAGAGAATGGATCCGATGTTAGACAAGTGTTAGAAAGGAATTGGCCTAAGGAGAGTTATCGCTCGGTCTCAGACTGGTCGAGTAAGTGGTTTCCTGCAGACATCACGGGTCAAACTGATGAGTTGAGAGCAGCTTTGCGAGCCACTTATTGGAAGAGATTAATGGAAAATGCAGAGTGGTCTGTTATACAACGCCTCGTGCCATATAATAAAGTCATAACTCACGAAGACCTAGAGCTCATTTATTCAGTGACGCGAATTACCTTGTGTCTTCCTCAAACCCTCCAGAGGATGGAATGGCTCCCCTGCCATTCTGAAGGAATGGAGGCAGTGATACAACTCACACCTCTTCCTACTAGTGTCTCTGTAACAGATGATTGGTCCACTCTCCTCAAATCTACTGCAGAAGACTTAGCAGTTAAAGTACCACCAGAAGATCAAATTCCTGAATTGCTTGATGCAAGTGCCCTATCTCCAGTATCATCCCCAGTCAAGTCGTCTTCTGATGTTGTCTTTGATCCGAAGACTGAAGAGAACAAACTACTATTTGAGTTCTCAAAACATAAGGCAAAAAAGAAGAAAAAATCTGCAGGTAAGAATCGACAGCCTATCAATATTCTTCAGGAAATAGAATCTGGATTATCCAGAGAAGAGTTTGTGCAAGTAGATCCAACAGAAGAAGAGATCTCTCAGTTCAACGCCCATCGAGATGATACTGTAGATTCAGTCGATACAATGTATTATGTTTCTGCTAAGCAAGATAATGTGTATCAGACTGGACCACTAGTGGCTTTGTCAAAAGCCTTATGTGGGGTTACTCAACAGGTTCCTGAAGAGGTATTATCTATCCTCCGTCGAGATATTCCCAAACTCACTGATACTAAGTATACGATCACTGCTGCAGATTTGGAATCGATCAAGAAAGGTCGATCAGGGTGGTCAGCTAAGAAGGCACAGTTGTATAGTAAATGGGCATTAGATGCGCTTGATTGTGCCACAGAGATTCCTCTTGACATGACTATCAAACATTATACTCTGATGTTACCACAGGATCTAACACTACGCCATAAGAGTGATTTACTTGTCCGGGCGAGAGGGAATTTAGAGACTTTGCTTTGGGTTCACAAGATCCAATCAGGAGAAAAAGTCTCAGAAGAAGGTGTAGAAGATGCATTCAGTAATATTTCTGATGGAGTAACATTATCTGCCTTGCATAATGCTAAATCAACCATAGAGCCAATTGCTGCTGCTGTTCTAGCTCGATTACTATCACTAGAAGCTGATACTCAACAGACAGTGAGTGATCTGACTAGACAAGTGGATAGGCTGATTGCTTCAAACACTTCTACTGAGAATGCTAATAATAACCTGTACAAAACATTTTCAGTGTGGGCAGAATCTTTCCATGGAAAGACAGAAGATGAACTTGGAGGTCTCCTGAAAGGTCGAGGAAAGTCTGGTGTTGATACTATCTCCGAACTATCTAGAGTATCTAGATCCGGAACTTCAGTCAGTCAGGCAAGCTTTTCACGGTCTAATTCAGTTGTTTCGCAATTGGATGATACAGATGAACCTAAGGTGTATAGACGCCCAGTAAGTAAACTCAAGTTTATCAGCAAACCCAAATAGGATACAAATCAAAATCTATGGAGTTAAGAAAAATCCCACAATGATTCTGATCATAAATAAGCTTAGTGTATATCTTCTTCTAATAGTCCTTGCCCGTATGCTCTTTGCTTTGGAGGGGTTTGATTGTGATGACAACAGTCATGAATCCACCATGTCTTTGTTAGAAGCTCCTAACTGCATTGATAGCCAGGCGCCGGACCTTTCTGAGTCACTCACTACTGGAAGAGTAGTCCAACATGCCATTGTCAAAACTATTCCAGCCAGAATGTGTACCAGAATTAAAACGACAAAGAAAGTGTACTGCAACTGGATGAAGGTTGGAGAATATAAACTCGATGCTGGAAACGTGAATGGATTCGTTGGCCACCCATATAGTGATGATGAGTGTGATAAACTCTTTCGCACCAGGACAGTTCTAGTCGGAAATCTCAATTACACTATCAGGGCTAATCTTGAGTTCCAGTATACAGATAATAATGTCTTGAATGGAAATGGGTATTGCAAATCATGGGCAGGAGAAGTTGCTGTGAACATCTTCATTGTCGGGTATAGAACAGTCAATATCACTGTCCAGTCCAATCCAGACGGAACTGCAGGAGTATACAGAGTGGATGGAGAGGTGATCCATACAGGTCAAGAGGGTAACACAGGAACAACATTGACAGGGAAGACAGTATTGTGGAATGTCCAAGACATTCCTTCATGCTTTCTAGAAGTACTATACGATGGTGTTGTCACAGAGGTTCGAGATTCAGTGAATACCACTCAAATAATGGTCAAAGAAAGAGGAGTGGGGCTCTCATTGCACCAAGAGGAAACGATATGCAACATAGCGCTGACTAAGACCAATGTTCCATTTGTGTATTACACCAGTAATTATGGTGCTAAGCTTCCTCCTACAACTAAAGACCCGATGGTTGTCTTATCTATCCACACACAAGCGTTGATCCAAGGACTGTTCACTTCTACAGCTCTGTCGTTGTCGAAGACAACGTCTGAGATCAAGACTTCTATGTGTCTCATTGAGCAACAAGTCAATAGAGATATTGTTTATGGAGTGGATCGAGACCCCGATATGACAGCATACAGGCTTCTTGGCCAGCGAGGTTGGAGGTTGATTCGGGCAGGAGCCGTGATGCACTTAATGCGTTGCAAGCCTTTGACTATCCAGTTGAATCTATCACCAGAATGTTCACTCATTGGACATATCTGTTCTGGTCCTAGAAGACAACACTGAGCGATATCTGGATCCAGTTAGTTTCGTCTTGCACAAAACGACTACTGGTGTTAGCTGCGATGATGTAAGAGTCCCGTATATTAAAATACGAGACTTATGGTACAGGATTGGTAGCTCTTCTGTTCGTGTTAGTGCACCCAAACCAGCCCCAAGTGTCCTCCAAGCGAACTCAAAGAACACACTGACAGATGCTGTAGGATTGTATCCTGAAGAATCAGTTAGAAAAGCTGTGAAGGATTTGACCCTAGAAGCTGCCGCTCGACAAGGGGAACTTATGGATCGGGCTGCTCTGACAAACTCAGCTAGGATGGTGTATGCTAAAGGATCTGAACCTATCGATTTAATCAGTGCAGAAAGCGATGTCGAGCAACTTCACTATAGAAATGTTGCGGCTTTGGTAGCCCCTCCAGTGTTGATGGTTCTATTAGGTATCTTTGGATGGATTGCAAGGCGTCGCATTTTGACCAGATTAGTAGCAGC